CATGGCCGCCGTCAGTTTGTCGCCAAACAAAGGCTGAGCGTTCGTCCCGGTAATCGTTTGAAGTCCGAAGGTTCTGAACATTACTCGCTCCTCTTGAACCGCGTCGGGTTCTTGGCAGGCTTGAGAAACTCTTCCCGCCCGGCTACGACCCTTGAAAAATTGCTGTCTCTGTCTCCGGTCCCAAGGCAATACTCGCTCTGCCGGCCGCCGCTCATATCCACATCATAAGCGTCATTGAACGGGATGGCGTTGGTAGTTCCCAGATCCGTCCCCGGCATGGGGAACTGCCTTGACGAGAGGTTGTGCGTCTCGATCGCGCTTTGGCTTGTCTTTCTTTTCACGATTCCGTCTCCTTCGGCCCGTAGGCCACTTCCCTACCGTTCCCATCCACCCGATACCTCAGAGCGGCCACCGCCGCCCATCTCCCGCGCCTTCCCAAGCATCCGCTCAAGCTCGGGGTTCATTGGCTGCGGCCGTACCGAGGGGGGCGTGTCCCAATTTGAACGATCGTTTTCTCTGGCATGATTACTGACTCCGAACTGCTTGCAAAGAAGGTCAAGGTGATTCCGGTCTTTTACGTGAATCCTCTCGCCGTTGAAGTGAGTCGTGTCGAACTCCCACCTGTTAATGCAATCCGAAGGCAGGGGGATGTGAAGGCAGTCGTAGCAAACAAACCCGCGATACCTATCCGAATAGTTGAATGTCCCGCCCTTCACTTCCTTGTGCCAGCGGCAGTCCGGGTTCGCACAAAGCACCCCGCGGCGCCGGCCGCCCTCACGGTACTTGTCCAACCAGTTCTCTTCAACCGCCGCCTTCACCTCTTCCCCAAACGAGGTCAGCGGCCCGCCTTCTACGATCTCTTCTGTCTCGGTCATAAAACCTCCTGCAATCATTATGGGGAATCTAAGCCGTTGTCGCTAGTGGATTCTGTTAGCAGTCATGATTTTGACAAAAAGTTGAACCGGGACCGAATCCGACGCGCCCATTTTCTTGCCCATAGTCCCAGGTGCAGTCCTGCTGGTCAAGCATATTTGATGCGTTCTGCATCTGCTCAAGAGTGGTCCTGAACTCTCCCATTTTCTGAGCCGATACCGTGGGATCGTAGTATTTGCTGGTGCGGCCGCCAAAGATCTTCGCATCGGCGATGGCTCTCCGCACAAGCACGTCGGCCCGGATGAACGATGGAGGAGAGTCGGTGTCAAGAACCATGTCGGGCGGCTGAATGTATGCCTCAAAAGGAAACACCTGGGCAGAGTATGGTGTAGGCCACATCTCGATCTGAAACTGCCCATCCGGTGTCGGGGGAAGCGTTGCAAAGTAGGTCGTCCAACCGAGAGATGTCCTCCACGTATCCCATGCGTCGATCGTCTCCTGGTTGCCGTTGACTTCGATCGGCCATCCCATGTTCTGATTCTTCGAGTGGAGAAGATACTTGATGTTGGCGCCGAGCGTTGCGTACACCGCCTGACATTGGTATCCGCCCGTCCGAGTGGCTCCTCCGTATGGAGTATCAATCGTGAGGGTTTGAGCAAGGGCGTTGACGTTGTTTATTGTGCGCCACGGCCCCTGAAAACCTCCACGGAATTGCAGCCCGATGAGCGCGTTTGTCCACGCCGTCCCGATTCCCTGTACAGTGTTACTGCCGTTCGTGAGTGTGCAAGTGCCGCTGGTCGTTACCTTGGGGATGTTGATGTTCCCGCGCACCTTGAGAGCGTACCACTGATAGCTGTCCACCACTTCCCGCAGAGCGTTGTTGATGAACCGGCCGGCAATCATCGGGTCAAGATCAGGATTCCAGAGGCAGACCTCGTTGATACATTGCCTATAATTGAGGGATTGGACATACGCCTGCGTTCCGTTCGGGCCGACTTGCATCGGGAAATTCGGATTCTGCGTGATTACGACAGGCATGACTTACTCCAAAATTTGGACTTAGTGTTCCACGTTTGTTTCAGTGGTACACTTGTTCTATGAAAACGACTTGCTCTCTTTGCTCTAATCCGCCCCGTAAATCTGGCCGCTATTGCAAAGAGCATCATGCTGCTGCGATGCGCCAGCTTCGTAAAGTCACACCCCTCACCCCAGACCAACGAAAGAAAATGATTTGCAGGTCTTACGCAAATGTTTACGAGAGACGTGGACAGTTGAAGAAACAACCTTGCGTTGACTGCGGAAACCCAAAGGCTCAAAAACATCACGAGGATTACGATAAACCACTCGAAGTGATTTGGCTGTGCCGTGAGTGCCACTTGAAACGTCACGCAGTCTCCTGACCTACCGCTTGCTCGACTTCCGGCCGCCACGTTTCTTGCCCCTTGCCGCCGCCTTCTTCCCGCCGCGCTTCGCCGGCTTGAACGCCGGGTTGCCATCAAAGTGAGCGTCGTCGTGATCGTCCATCTGACGCTTTGACATCTTCCTGGTCGCCATGACTACCTTCCCTTCTTGCGGCCCTTAAACCGCTTGCTGTGCTTCGCCTGGGCCTTCCTCTTGTTGCTGAGGACGATCGCAATCCGCTGCTTGTCAGCCTTGCGCTTGCCGCCCTTCTTCTTCGTGCGGCTGTACGTCTTCCCGCGGCCTAGCTCCTCGAAGTTCTTCCGAGTCGCTTCCTTCGACGTGGATTCGATCAGCGGCATTACGACCTCCCGCCCGAGCGCCCCGCCTTCCGCTTCTTCCCGCGCTTCTTGTTGGTCAGCTTCATCCCGGCCTTCCGCATGACCTTCTCGGCCTTCTTGCGCTTGCTGGCAGGGATTACGCGCTCATTCTTGTGGACGATGGCTCGGCCCGTCTTGCGGACCTTGCCGCCCTTCCGGTACTGGACCGGGCGAATGCTTTCTGCCCTCGCCGCGGAATTCTCGTTCAACTGCCTTCCCATAGACGACATCTGAGCCGCTATGGAACGCTCATCGTCCTTTTTCCCTTGACGACGCGCTGCCGCGTTGGTATCGGAGTTACTTCCACCACTATCGCCGTTATTGTCGAGCAACCGCATTGGAAGAAACCCGTATGCGTATCCGTACATGACATCCTCCTACAAACGAAAGGCCGCCCCATTGAAGAGCGGCCCCCCGGTGATTGCCCCGCAGGGCTTAGTACCCGATCAACAAGAGATAGAACACGAACCCCGAGAGGTCGGTTCCGTTGGTGACCTCCGTGTTGGCGCTGCTGTACATCTGGAGCTTCTGCGTGGTGGAATTCCAGACAGGCTGATACCCGTTCTGCCCGCTGACTGGAAGCACCGTCAGAATGCGCCACAGATCGCAGTTGATCGTCAGACTGGAGTTCGCGTTGTATGCCTCTCCGCCCGTGATTGCGTACCCGCCAGTGGCGTAGTCTGAGATGGAATCCGACAGCGACACAATCTCGCCGTTCAAATTCCCCAGGCTCACATCGCCGTCGGGCTGTTTTGTGATTACGTAAGCCATGATGCCCTCCGGTTAGAAATTGTCGCTGCCAACGAGAACGTCGCAGTAGTTGGTGCTTACCAGCGCGGTAAGCTGACGGCCCAAGGGCTGAGAGTAGGTAGAGGCTGTTCCCTCTGCAACGGTATCAGAACTGAAGATACCCGCCAGAGGAACCACTGTCGATCCGATACCGGGGTGGGACGTTCCCGAGCAGTAGGCGCCCTTGAGGTAGCCTGCCACCTGCACGAACACGTAGCCGCCAAGCAACTGCGCCAGTGTCAACTTCGGCGCCGATGCGTAGTTGACCATCAGATAGCCGGCGGGGAAGTTCAACCCGAGAGTCGTTCCGCCGATACCTTCAGTCGTGATACCCGTGACCGTAGTGAACGTGTTGTCGGTCCAGTAGACCGGAGCCGGCGCATTGGCCGTCTGCCAGTTCGCCAGAGTGGTCGCTGATGTCGAAAGGTACTTCGCCAACACGTAGATCGCCGGAGAGCCGGCCGGGTTGGCTGCCGTGGCGTTGGTGACACCCACGTACCTCTGCCCAAGAGTCTGAATCTCTCCGATGTTCGCATAAACCGAGATCGGCGAAGCCGATGGGTTCCAGCAGTACGTGAGCACACTCCCAGTGTCGATCTGGATGAGTTGATTCGATGGATTGAGAAATGCCATTGCCGTTTCCTCTTTTCAGCCCGATTACAGGGCGGAGAATGCCTCTTGGAACATCAAACGGGGCGCCGCAACCACCATGTTGCCGCCGAACATATACTGCCCAGCGACATCATCGGTATTCTGGGCCTCTTTCCAGCCCGTGAAACCGAACTGGTACTTCGGCACGTCGGAGACGTACAGGTAGATGTAGTTGGTGTTCAACCCAAACATCGTGTACGCTCCTCCATTGGTGGCGAGGTACTGGTCAATCACCACCTGAGCACCGTTCCAGTTGAACGACTTGAACCCCACATGCACATCGGAGGTCTCGTCATTGAAACGTTGCTGAGGTTGGAGTTTGTTCCAGAAAGCATCCCACACCGGCTGGGTCGTCGCCAGCATGTCCGGCTTCTCCTGCCCAAACCAACTTGCCCCGAAGGCCGTCTGGATGACTGACAGGTTGAAAGCCGCCGGCGCCGCATAGTAGGAGTTGATGCCAGCATTCGCCGAACTGGAGATGTCCGACCGGGTGATGCCGCCGTAGGTGGCATAGTTTGTCCCACTGTCAACTGCGGCCTTGAAGCCGTCAAGCTCCAGTGTGGACGTAACCGTACCCTGGCCGTCGCCAAAGACCGAAGTTCCGAGAATCTGAGCCATCGATCCCGAAGAGTTGACCATCTTCGAGGAGACGTAGCTCATGGCCGCTTCGGTGCCGCGGTTGAGAACTTGATCGACGCCGTACAGTGTGATGTTGACGTAGGCGTACTTCAGGTTGAACTGAAGCGCCGTGTCTGTCTGCACCGCCGAGGTGTCGAAGGCTTGGCCGCGCTGGAAGAACCCGCCCTTCAGCGGCGCGTACATAATGTTGTGGCGAATGGTCAAGCCGCCGGGAAATGCGAATCTCCGCTTTTTGCGGAGGCGGGTGAATACCGGCGAAGACTTGAACACGTTGTCGGTGATGATTGGTACGATCAAGTCGTTCGTTTTGCCGCTTACGTCGTTCCAGGTTAGCATGGAAGACCTTTGCTTTCTTCGGAGTAGCTTTCGCTCTACCGAGTCGCCCTTTTGGGCCAGAGATGATTGAAAACCTCGGCTTGCGCCGTTGTCGCCCTAGCCGTCCGAGCTTCGCCCCGAGAGGCTTCTCTTCCGACTCACCCCTGCTATCCCTGAAGGCTCCGCATGGATTTCATGCTTCCTATGGAGATGCAGTGCGGAAACTCAAGGTGTCCCGCCTACCTCAATGCCTTAAAACTTTCCGGCCGCCCTCAACTCAGCCGCAGCCGTTCTTCCCGCCGCCGCTGCCAAGGATTCAACATCACCCTCGGCCGCCGCGCTATCTTCCAACATCTTTTGCAGACTGCCCCTGGCCCCGCCAGTCGGATAACTTCCTTCGCTGCCGCCGCCCGGCATCCCGCCGCGCTCGGCGATGATCTTTGCTGCCCTCTCTTCCGCCAGCCGCTCAATTTCAGCCGCCGTCTTCTTCTCGCGGACGATGGGCTCCATGTACTTCGTCACAGCCGACCGGGGATTGAAGTCCTTCTCCTTCGTCATCAGTTCAAAAACGGCCTTCTGGTCCTCGTCGGTGAATTCCTTGCCGGTTTCCTTCTCGTACTTGCCGGCCGCAATCGCCATAGAGGTTGCGAATCCGGTCGTGAAGGGGATCGTCTTCTCGTTGAAGTCCTTTTGGAACTCCGCATACTTTGCGTTGACCGTCTCCTCTACCAGCTTCTTGCCCTCGCTGGCATACAGGTTTCGGTATTGCTCGGCGTTCAGGGCTAAGCCCGAATCCGCCACGATTGCCTTCACGCGCTTGTCCAACTCTGCCGGGTCCATGTCGCCTCCAACTGCTGCTTTCTTGGCTGCTTCGAGTTCTTCTGCAAGCCGGGCCTTCTCTTCAGGCCATAACGGTTTCGATTCGTCATCGATCACCCCTGCTTCTACTAGGGATTCCCAGATCGGAACCTTCTCGTCTGCCCACGCCTTCATCCGCTTGTTGTAGTCAAGAGCTTCGGTGTACTCCTTCTCTTGACCCTTCAACTTCTGGATGTTTCGGCTGTAGTCGTCTTGGCGAAGAAAACCCTCTCTAAGAGCCGGGACTTTCTGCAATGTGTTGTCGAAGAGCTTGCGTTCCTCAGCACTAAGCTGCGCGGCTGCAATGATTTCATCAAACGTTTGGACTGCCATCTCGCATCCTTCCTCGCTTCCCTCTCGGGCTTCGCGGGGCTTCGGATAAGACTGCCGTTTCCGACTGCTTACCTGTTATTGTTGCCCTACGCCGGCATCTGCCCCGGCGTCGGTGGCGTCGGTATCTGCGGAGGACCGCCACCCGGAGGTGGGGCTCCCATACCGGCCGACTGTGGTTGCTTTTGCGCCGACTGCGCCAACCCTACCTTCAGAGTGGCGATTGCCTTTTGGATGAAGGGGCGCATCGCTTCATCCTGAATCCCGGAGAGGATCTTCTCCACGGTCATTACCGCGGTCTCGACCGGACTCTTCCCCGCTTGAGCCTGGGCCTGTCCAGCCAGAGCGCCAAATGCCGGCCCTGGTCCCATCTGAGCCTGTACGTCCGGCGCCATCGGCGGCTGTGTCATTGGAGGCATAAGCTAGAATCCGTTCTCGTTGTTCTGGAGCTTTCCGGTCTTCACGTTGACGCTCGTACCCTTCGGAGTCGTGGTCGTCATCTCGCCTTCGTCGATGAATGTTCCCACCTGATCGAAGGTTCCCTTGCCCAACTTGGGGGCGGAGGTATGAATGTAGTGGCCTTGCTCAATCGTCTCGGCCATCCCTGTGCGCTTTGCCATCGGGTTGCTCCCCTTGCGATGTTGTGGAGGAGCGGAGTGGTTACCGCCCCTCGTTCACTGCCTTCAGGTTGCCCTGATTACTTGCGGCCCGACTTGCGTCCGCCCTTGTGCTTCCGGCCCTTGCCACGCTTTGCCATTGGGTAGATCCTTTCCGGCCTTCAGCCTTGCGGCCTTCAGCCTGGGTTTTGACCCTCGATTGCTCGAAGGCGGTCCTCCAACCAGGGTTGCTCCACGGGAAGGATTCGTGGACCCTAGACGCAAAAAGCCGCACCCCTAAGGATGCGGCCGATTGGACCGGGCTGATTTCTCAGTGGTCCTTTCACTTGCCTCTACCGCAATCATTATCCGTTCAAAGAACTTCGTCAAGCGGAAAATGAATGGATGTTGATTTTTATTGTAGAGGGGGTATGATGGGGTTGTCGGGGTTGCTGCCCCGGCGAGGCCAAAACCGCTTAGAAGGAGCGATTCATGACAACCCCACCCCAAGTAGAATACCGCATTATCAAGCTAACAAAGGGTCAGATTTGCTACGTTAGTCCTCATCGGTACGATCGTGCAATTCATTTTAAGTGGTTTGCGCACTGGAATAGACTTTCTAGGAAATTTTACGCTGCACGAATGGACGTTCTCCCTAATGGAGATCGCTATATGATCTATATGCACCGCGATTTTCTTGGGTTAAATTACGGAAATCCGATTGAGGGAGATCACGTTGACCACAATCGAACTCTCGATAATACCGATAAAAACATCCGTCTGTCAGACAAGCACGATCAACAGCATAATCAAGGGAAAAGATTGGATAATTCTAGCGGATACAAAGGGGTATCTTATGTCCAATCATGCAAATTGTGGAGAGCGCAAATCAAAATAAATGGAAAGAATAAGTCTCTTGGCTACTACAAGACAAGCTATGAGGCTTACCTTGCATATTGCTACACGGCAGCGGCGTGTCATGGAGACTTTGTCTGTTTTGGGTAGCCCCTACTTGAACGACTTCTTCTGCGTAAGTTGAATGTCCAAGATTCCCCCGTTGTCGCTGCCCTCGACTACGAGTGTCCACTTCTTTTTCGCCTCGATCGCGGACTGGATCGCAGCTAGAATCTTCGGAATCTCCTGCTCGGCTACCTTCTTACTGATGTCAGAATCACTCACTTGTGCCCGCCCTTCGGTGGTGCGCCGGCCTGAGCTTGGGCCATCGCCGCGGCCTCTTCCTTCAACTCTTCATTGTTCTCCTGCTCGTTGATGTTCCACTTCAGAATCTTGAATACCTGCCTCCTCGACAGATCACGCCCCTTGCGAAGTTGGAAGGCGATGGGGAGACGTTCCTGCTGCTCAACATGGAGTAGCGTTCCACGTTCTGTTCTGAAGTGGAACCTTCTTACAAACGACTCCGACTGAATGCCGTCCGGGATCAACGACCCCGGCCTGTCGTCCATGTCTTCCTTTGTGAGCCCGGCCATTCCAAGCAACTCCATCCTGCGACCCGCATCATAGAACTGCAAAGCATCCGCGACCCACTGCTGGCCAATGTCGTCATTGAACCATTCGACGCTTCGGCCCATCACGCGGATTGGCGTGTTTTTTGCCATCTGGATCTTGTCGAGGGAGTCTCCTGAAGGAACCTGCTTCTTCCCAAGAGCATCTCCCACGGCCGAGGCGCCGGAACTCTGCTTCATCGACTGGAGGATCTGCGTGTAGATTTGCAAGACGTAGGTGGGTAGAACTGGGGGCGCCTGCCACGAAGGAGGATGTGGGGCGTTCTGGCTGTAGGTGATCTTCAGGTTCGGCTTGGAACTGTCGATCGCCTTCATTGCGGCCGGATTGATTGCGCTCTTGGCCGCCATCAGGGCTGGACTGATGGCCTTCTTCACCGTCTGAAGCATCCCCGACATCATCTGGTTGAGAATATCCTGCTGGCTCATCCACGGCTTCACTACGCTCAATGCGTACTGCTGCCACGGGACTCCATAGAGCCCGAGTGAGGCAAAAGGCTTCTTGCGGTGGTAGTAGGGGGAAGGATAATCGTACAGCGTCACTCGGTTAGAGCGAATGAAGATTCTGCCGCGGGGATACAGTTTCTTTCCCGGCTTGACCCAATATCCCCATGCAGCCCCCTTCGGCCCCATCCAAACTTGCTCGCGGCCTTCATTGATCGAATCGTCTTTCCGATGGAACTCCTGCACCTCGGCCTGGGGGAAGTTGCTTTCATAGGAGGTCTTGTCCCCGGCTCCCAAGAGTCTCTTCATACCCGGCGATAACGGGGGATACAACTGCGGGCTGACCCCGATGGGACTCTGAACATCAATCGTGTACCGGCTTTTCGTCTCTTCGGCTTGGACGTACTTTCCCATTGTCGGGTAGGCCCGCCGAATCCACGCCAGCGTCCGCATCCTCCGGTAGACAACACACTCATCTTCCTGAAGGTCGTCGCCCATCCCCAACCGCAGAATCGAGCTTGGCGGCAGGGCTTCAAGCGCCAAGTCTCCATCTTCGGGATCTCCGCTGTCTCCCCTAGCAAACGGATTCCAATAGAGTTTGGCCGGCGCCGAAGTGAACATCGCCCACATAATGCAGAACGCCATCCGGCGCTCGTACCCGGAGGTCGATACCCACCCTTTGTTGAGGTTGTTGAGAATCTTCTGAATGTCAGAGTATTTTCCGTCGTTGGCTATATCGACGATGTGAGAGGTGGGACGAATATCCGTGATGAGCCCAATCGTCTCCCAAAACATCGACAGGAACTCATTGGATACCGGCTTCGCCCGGTAGGAAGGCATGGCATCCTTCCACTGCATCCCTACCAGATAGTCGAGGGCGTTTTGAATGTCCTTGAGTTCGGGGACGTTCTCTTGAAGGGCTGTCCCTTCCTCTACGGCCGCATCACACCAGTCGTTGAGTTGGGTGTAATACTCCCGGCGCGAGGTGGTTCGTTTGTCGTCCTCGTCCGGCTTCGGCCTTATCTCCGGGAAGTCTTCTATCACCTTGGACCGTCCTTAAACCCAGTTCTCTCGAATGACCATCTGAATCCGATCCTCAACCCACACCTTGAGGGGCATGGGAGGCTCTGAGTTCTTCGCCTTGTCTTTAGCGGCCTCGTACTGGTCACCGAGGTCTACCACAACCCGCCCCGGTGAACGGCTCTCGTATGCCTTCAGGTCTTCCATGGCCGCCGTAGCCTCAGCCTTGGCCTCATCCACTTTACACATCTTAGCCCATACCACGCCAACAAGTTCACTGGAATTTGCAAACTTTTGGCCCAGCCGCTCGGAAAGCCGGTTCATGTCCGTCTCCCCGACAATCATTACGTCACCGTCTACCAACTGCAAAAGCACGTCCGAAACCTTGGCTGAAACCGCCTCGTCCGTCCCCCACCGAGCCGCCAGTTCCGTCTTGATCCGGAGAGGAATCTTCAGAGTGATTGGCGCCTGTCCCTCCACCGGGGGGAACTTGGCTGGTTCTACCTTGAACTCCATCTGCGGACCATCTGCGTAGAAAGCCACCGTGTCTTCCCATCTGTGGTTTGAATTAGCTGGGCAGACCAACCTGCCCTCGGCGGCTGAAATCTGGTTCGCTTTGCCCGTCTCACGCTTGCACTTGGGGCAACTAAATTCCGTCTTCAATACTGGCATCTTTCTCCTCCTCAGATCGTTAGATTTGCAAAACCATCTTTTCCTGTTATCCGATTCTTCTTAAACGAATCGGAACCACGATGCTCCTCAATATCTCCATGCACATGCCAGATAACCCCTCTATTCCAGCACTCACGGCATATTTCAGATACTTCAACTTCGGCGCATTCTGTTAGACCTATAAACCCTCCAGGCGTGTCCTTTGGTCGAACAGCGTACAACTTCTTTTCACCCATTTTTCTCCTCCTCGATAACTACGTCGTATGTTTCTCCTGCGTGTGATCCATTCCCAGTTGCCACAAACCGGATCAAATCGTCTGGTAGAGAATCATCGTCTTGTATCTCTACTCCGTTAAAAGTTTCGTATCCTGGGCTGAATCTGGTCCTCAACTGTCTCCTGAAATACTCACCGGCTTTCTTTCCGGCAAGTATCTTTGGCTTGTCGAGTCCCCACCATGTACTTCCGAACCCCATTTGCATCTCGCTCAGTTTCATCTTTTTCCTCCTCTAACTCCAAAATTGGGAATGGTTAGTAATTCGTCTGCATCTCTTTTCTAACGGCCTCATCTACTTCCAGATCAAGCACTGGCATAAATTGAGGTTTAAGTTCTCCGCAGACCAGATGTCTGTCAACAAACACAATAAGTTCGTCGCCAATTTGCATTGACAACTGACCCACCCGATATTGTGGATCGGGAAGTTTTCTCTTATGCGGGGGAAGTTTCCTGAAAATCTCGTCGAATTGGTGCTGCCAAATCCCAATCTCTTTCATCCTCTCCTCCTTGTTTTCTCCAAAATTTGGACTCACTTCGTTTCGAGAATTTGTTTCACCTTCTCGCGTACCGCTTGACTTACTGCGTCAAGAACAGATTCATCTCCAATCGCAGAAACAATCCGCTGATAGTTCTCCTTCACGTACTGGTTGGATATTTTCTCGACGATCTCTCTGCAAATCGATTCTGTCGTGTATTTTTCTGCAAATTCATCAAAAGTAGCCACAACGGTTCTTTTGAGGTTCATCGGGTTCTCTTGCATCCTAAGCATAACTGGCATATCCCCTCCTTTACTGATAAAGCCATGCGTTCTGATCGTCCGACTCCGCTTCTTCCATCTCGGCCTCGTACAGCGCGATCGCTTCCGGGGTTATCTCCTCCGGCGCTATTCCTTCTTCGTACATCTTGGACGCCGTACCCGTCCCGTCAAACACAGGACTATAGTCGCTGTTTTGGAAATCACTAGGAACGCGCCTCTTCCCGACCCCCTTCAGATTGACGATCGCTGTCGCTCCCGATTCCCTCACAATGCTGCTGCCGATGTTCTTCTTTGACACCCGCTCGGCTTCCTGTTGAGAATTCGTCGTCTGAACGATTGTACCGAACCTGTCCAACACCTTGAATTCGTTTTTCTGCTTCGTCGATTCTTGCTGGCTCGTCCCCTCCCGCATCTCGCGGTACTCGTTCTCATGGCCGCAGTAGAGAGCGATGTGAAGAGCCATCATGTAGTCATCGTGTCCATCCATTGCTCCAGCCTCAGTGAAATCATAAAACTCGTCCACCGTGAACTTGTCTGGAATGTCAATGGATTTATCAACAAGAGACTTCGACATCTTAGACATCAACGCTCTCTTCGTTTTATCGGTTGTCCAGAATCCAATGGTATCTGTCATCCACCGAGTCATCTTGTCGAGGTGCTTGTAGCGGTAAAGATTCTCGTACTCGTACCCTCTCACCAACCTATTGTTCGTGGATATTCCCATCGAATTAACTTCAATCGCCGCCAGAGCCTCGTTATACATCCAGCAAATCGCAAACACGACTTCTGCGAGTGATTCGGGATCGATGTACCCATGCCAACAAGCCACCTGTTTATCCTGTACAAGTTCGCTGAGTTTCAGAACTTGGCAGCAAGAGTAATCCCCTCCATTTCCGAGGCTGACATCCACGCCTACAACATAAGATGCTCCTACCTCTGGAAACTCCCATACATGGAACCTATCCTCCCTCTTGGGGTATCTTATTCTTTGGTTCTGTTCTACCTTCCTGAGTCTAGGTTTTGGTCTTCCGATACCGAAGTCGTATTCTATCTCCCCTATGTACAGTGGTGGTCTTGTAAGTTTTGAGAGTCGGTTGATGATTCCCAGTGGATATGCAGTTGGGGCAGAGGATTGAAATGAGTCCTCAGATTTGGCTGAGTATTCCTGATTGAATTTTTTATCATCTCCATGTGTGTCGATGAACGCTTTTATGCTTTTTCTCCTCCAGTTTAGCACCTCGTCTTTGATGAAAAACTTCTCGTCTTTGAGTATCTGATCTCGAAGCAACGCCTCTTCTTCTGTTAGTACAAAGATTTCCCCTTTCGCCAGTGGAATAGAGTATGTTTTTTCTCTTCTGTAGAATGGTATGTAGATTGGGCTCCAATCAATATCCCCCGACTCCGCGGACTTCCATAGATTATGCCACGGAGTATTACGCCCTCTCGGAGTCGAAATCATTACATAGAATCCGTCTAATGAGTTCATCGTAGGAAACAAGGATTCCGTTAGGGTTTCAGGATCAACCCAAAACGCCAACTCATCCAAATGCCCCCGACCAAACGTCTGTCCTCTTCCGGCCCCGGTCGGCTTGTTCCCGTTGTCGGCATAGAGGCGAGTCTTGAGACCTGGACGAAGAAGCCTCTGCGTCTCATCTTTTTCATCAAAATCAATAAACGATCCGGCCTCCTGATAACGGATTCTTGGGCGCATCCACCACGGAAGGAAGTCGATTGCCGCAGCATACATATCGAGAATGAACCGGCTTTGCTTGGCGTCTTGAGCCACCACAATTGTATTCACATGCTCGGAGAAAATCGTCTTATGAAACAACTCCCCACTGACATAAGTGGAACCGCCCATCTGTCTAGCTTTATTGACGATTGCCTTCACACGACCATTCTTCTTCTCCAGTTTTCTGAATTCGTCGTGTAGCAACTCCTGAGAATCCCAAAACGGGTACAGACCCTTGAACCCCTCATCCTCCGTTTTGATAGCGTAGTAGTTTGATAGAAAATATCTTGTGTTGGTCATGCAGTGGAAGATTTCATCGTCTATCCATTTGCTGTCTTCTTTCTGAAGGTAATCCCTGGCTTTAGACTGGTTTCCTCCGTACTTCTGGAGGTGCATATCCAAAACCTCGATAATCTCCTCTAAGTGAGGGTTGCCACGACGAATACCCATTACTCATACCCATCCTTGTCGTCGTCGTCGTCGCCATCTCCGTCGTCGTCATTGTCTGGGGCATCGATGCTGTCGGGGACCGCTGTCACCTCGGCAGGGAGAAGATTGAACTCCTTAACCTTCTCCCTGAGTCTGCGAAGTCTTTCCTCGTAGGTCTCCGCGCTTCCGATGTTCGCCGTCTGGTTCGTCTGGTTGGCGTTCACCACCACTCCTGGCCCCTTCGGCTGCAACCCAACAATCAAATCCCTCACCAACCGTGCGCCCTCGAGCCGCGTCGTCTTGTCCTCCACCGTCACATACTCGTCCTTCCCGGTCTTGAGGTTCTTCTTCATCACAAGCTCGGTGGAGGTGAGTAACCCATTGATCGTTTCCTTCGCCTGGGGGATGGTCGAGATCACCAGATCCCGAACTGCCAACTGCATCTGGCCCTCGCTGTTTTGGTTCTCGTACATCTCGATCGACCTGATCGAATCCTTCACTGTTGCCAGCGAGACGTGCTCCGCCTTCGCTATCGCGGCCGGGTCCATCACCTTCGACTTGATGTAGCGCATCAGGTGACGAGCGTCGGTCTTCCCCCTCTTGGCGAGTGCCTTGCTCATACGCTGGGCGCTTCCTCTGGTTTGATTTCCGGCTGGGGCGCTGCAAACTTCTCCGCTTTCATTTTTTCAACAAGAGAATACAGGCGGTCGTTTGAATGACGGAGGTTTGTGTTGGATAAGACCAATATCTCATTGGCTGATCGAAGTATGTCGTTATCCTCCACTAGCTTCTTGTAGTCCGCAGGAGGGAGAAGGTGGTGATCTTTAGAGGAGTAACTGTTGTCCTCAAGAACCTTTCTGGCCTTGCGTGGGAGTTCCCCTCTTATGTCGTCGATAACAGTATCAACTTCCTCTTCGACGCTCGGAGATAAGAGGCCGAATTTCACGTACTGGTCTCGCACTCTAACGATCAAGAAAATCAGTCGGTCACGCTGGCTTTTGAGTTCCCTTCCCGCGTCCGTTACCGAAAACAACAAATTTGAGAATTTCTCCGTGATACTCATAACCGATTCCTCCTCAGTCCAAAATTTGGACCTGCAATATGCCCCCCCCCCGGAGCAGTGGGTTACTACACGTTCGCCGTCACTCCCGGTGGGTTCTCCATCGGATCTGCCTCCGGGCCGGCCGCGTGACCTTGGCCGCGGATTAAGTCGATCGCTTCCATCTCGGCCAACTCTTCGTCAGGGGTGTCGATCACCTCTGTATCGCTCTCCTCTGCGTCAGGAACGTCTGTAGCGGCCACAAAGGGAGCCCACGCGGGAAACTGCGGCAGTGGACCTCCTCTCGGATTTTGCGGAGCCGCTGGCGCCCCTGGATTAGCCTGAGAGCCGTCTCCTGGCGTCCCGCCGACCATCGCCGTCCGCAAGAACTCCAACTCCCCAGAGAACCGATGGAGAGCCACAGCGACCTCTTGGTTCGACTTCACCAACTTCGGGATGCCTCCGAGGGCCGCCGTGAGAGTCGATGCGCCCTTACCGATCCTCCACGCCAGTTTGAAGGTTGCGTAGGTTGCTGCCAGAATCACCGCGCCGGCCAGACCGCTGAGTATCTGGTTCATCACACCCTCGATTCAGGAACCTTGACCTCGGTCCCGTCTTTCCGAATCCCCTTCATCTCCGCGTTCACATACACCCTCGTCTCGAAGAAGTAGGAGCAGCCGCGCTCTTCGTTATTG